AAACCTGAGAAGCCCCCAGATGGTGGTGTTGCTCTTTGGAAACCAACAGAATCAATAACAACAGTTATCTGTTCACCAGTAGTAAAATCCTGGAAGATAACTTCATCACCTGTTGTTTCCAAATCTTCTAACGCTTGTATGCGTTCCCAAGAACGACCATCGTAACCAACTTGTACGTTGTATCTGTCTGTTTCAACGTCATAACAGTACAAAGGTAATTGGATTAGGTGCTGTCTTGGTGTTGCTGGTAGTGCACGTAACTGGTATCCCTTAAATGTTGGACCAAGAGTGTCTTTAGTTGAGGACAAATCTGTTGGGTCCTCATACCTTGAAAGGGTGAACCTTAAACCAATATATTCTTGTGAACCAGGTGGGTTAATGGTGTTAACTTCTGGTGTGCCAAGAGTTGAATTGTAGATTGCTGTTTCGTAAACTGTGCCATCTTCACCAACAGGTGCAAGTAACAAACCACCATTGTCGTAGTCACCACGACAACGTAAACGTTTAAAGTTCTTAGGTTCAAGTGTGCCGTAGCGAATGAAACCTGTTTGAAGGAAACCAAAGTCTATGAACTCTGTGGCTGATTCAATGAAATGGTATGAGTTTGCTGCTGTGAAAACCATACGATTAGTTGTACCAAGTAGGGCACAAGCAGTTGTGGTTGTGGTTGCTGCATCAGAATACAAATCTGTTGCGTAAGCAAAACGAAGAGGACTAATCTGTTCAGATAAATCAATACGTGTCAAACCAGAGTTACCGTTAACACTTGTGGTTGCCCAAGCAAATCTGTCACGGAAAGCAAAATCGTAAACAGGTTGAGAGGTTTCCACAATCAGTGGACCATAAGCAATTGAACCATCATCAACAGATACTTGTGCTACACGGATACCTTTATTGGTTCCGATAAGCATATAGCCTAGATAGTATTTGATTGAGTGGATTAGTTCACCGATTGGCATTTCGGCTGCGATAACAGCAGAAGTTAAAGAAGTGATAGCACCAGCATCAGACAAAGTAAACTTGTAGATTGATGATTGTGTGCCAGCAAAGCCTGCCACATAGATTGCTGCACCTGATTCGGTGACACTTGTGAATGTGTATGAGGTGTTGGTGTGTGTGAATATTGGGGATGGAAGGTTATTAGATGTTGGGGTTATTTCATAAACTTTATTATCTGCACAAAGAATGATACGACCTTTAACATAATCCATCACAACTTTACCTTCAGTGAAAGTGTATGAGTTAACGTTGAACATTAAAGTATCAGCATCAGTAGAAGTTAATGTTAATGCTTTTTTGTACAAATGTGCTTTGTTAGTGCCAGCATCAATATCATTGGTTGCCCAGTAGGCTGTGGTTCCGTCATCACAGATACCATAAACAGGTGCATCTGTGCCACTGTTGTAGTCAACAAAGTGAACAACTGTTCCATCACCAAGTAGTTTGTCAACATCGTGACCATCAAGTGATAACACTGCATCAGTGTTTGAGTATCTGATTGAGCGAAGTTTCTGTGAACTGGTTGAGGTTTCGTGACCAGCAACAACTTTCTTCAACAGGGTTACTTGACCTTTGTCCCACACGTTAACACCTTGTGATGAACTGAAACGGTAATCAACTTCCTCACCAGCAGAAGGGTCAAAGAAAGTTATTCCTGCACCACGATGAAAAGATGATTGGCTTCTAATCCACCAACCTTCAAGGGTTTGCTCACCAGGTTCTTTACTGTTATCAAACTGTTGTTTCTTGTATGGTGCAGTTTGACGTTCGTATGGTCTGTCGTTGTTGATGCCGTAGAAGAATGGTAGACCACCGATTGCAACATCGTATGCAACTGTTGTGTTTGTCCAAATGTCAGAAACGTATGAGGGTTGTCCCACGTTGAATGGGATTGAGTCTGTTATGTCTCTGGAACGGAGTGTTCTGATTGTGCTTGATAAAGCCACTAGGTGTTCCTTATCTTATTATTGGTTGTAACCGTAAACTGAAATTGAACCAGACATATTTCCTGAACCACAAATTAATGTCAGACCTGTATAAGAAGTTGTAACAGTCATATTTCCTGCTGACGTTCTAAACCAAGAATTTGTGTAATCTGTTCTGTGTGATTGTGAAACGCCTGAAAATCTTGTTACATCTGTCGTAACAAATGGGGTGTAAATATCAAATGCACCAGAAATACCATTAGCAGAATCATTAAAATCAATATTAAAAGAAGTAGCACTTGCTCCACCATTACCATTTGAAGCACTACCATCAAATTCTAAACCAATTTTACCCCACATATAGTTTCCTGAAGTTGAATTATCTGAACCAGAAACACGCATTCTAAAAGTAATTTCTGCACCTGGACTTGGTGGTGTTACATCATTTAAAATCATTTTATAATTTGTGTAAGTTGCATTGAACACATCATTCAACGACACACTTGTAACACCACTGAAACTTACAGTACCCTTACCATTATCCGTACCATTCACAACAGAAGAAGGTTTAATAAGAACTAAACCGAAACCACCGTTCGCTAAATCTCTTGCCTTAGTCATATTATTTCACTCCGTAAACTGTGTAGGTACCAGAGGTAAGATTACCTGATGACATAAAGAATGTTAAAGTTGTAATTGCGCTTGTTTGATTATAAAACCCATACTGTCTTCTATATCCCACACTTGTTGCTGTTGTGGAATCATTATATATTGCTACAACGTCAACAAATTTCCAAGTTGTAGTATTTGCATATTCAGGTATAGTCATACGAATTAAACCATTAGAAGTACCATTGTCAATGTTTCCAGTTAAACCCATTGAACTTTCATCAAAAGCAGAAGTTGAACCTACGTTATTACTCGCATTATATCTAGTATTTGCGTCACCATTAAAACGCATTCTTAAACTTGTTGCGTCTGTTGCTGGCTGTAAATTTTTGATAACAACATACAAATCTCTATAACTACCAGACAAAGTACTTGTAGTTACAGAAGCACCAGTTAAAGTACCAGTTTCTAAAGAAGTTAAAATACCGTTTGCACTATTAAACAACCCATCAACTTGTGACTGGGTATAAGTATTAGCAACAGTAAAAGCAATAAAAGAAAACACTTCCAACACATCATTAGCCACCAAAGCAGGAGACAAACCAGTAATAGAAGTACCATTAGTTGCCGTGTAATCGTGACCACGAACAAGCACAGCACCATTCAAAACAACCTGCTCCAAACCTGCTGTGTAAGCCAAAACAGCACCATTAGCATCAGCACCAGAAATAGTGGTTTCACCACCAGAAGCCACAAAACGGAACCGTTGGAACTGTTGTGAACCTGTGGTCACATCACCGTCAGAATCCACCCAAATATCGCCTGTGGAGGGGCTGGAAGGGGCACTTGCTTGGTATTTGATTGGGTTTGCTGGGATGGTTGGTCCTGTTTCTTGCCAGGCTGTTCCGTTCCATACGTATATTGGTACTGCTGCCATTATCTAATCAACCCTTCAATTTCTTCTTCGGTTAGTCCTGCAACTTCTGCAAGTTTGTTAATTGCTGATGCGCGTGCAGTTTGCTTAGCCAACTGCTCCGTTTCAAGTAAAAGTTTTGCTTGATTATCTAATTCTCTTTGTTGTAAAAATTGTTCTTTTTCTACACCTGTTAATTCAACTTTTTCATTGTTGTATCCAACAAAAATTTTTTCTGTAGCCATTACAAAGCCAATCCATAAGTAGATATTTTTCCTGTTATATTTCCTGTACCCAAAAGAATCCCTATGCCATCATAGGAAACACTTTCAGTATGTCTACCAAGATAACCTGTGATTGAAGTGGCGCGACCACCAAAAGCCTTAAATCCTGTTGGCTCTGCTAAAAATGGTCTATAAAACCACATTGTTAAATTACAAATGTTTGTGTCAGTTTCTATCACATCACCCCATTGGTCTGTTGTTGCTTGTTGTGCTGTTGCAGTAGAAACACCTCTAATAAATGTTCTGACATAAGCAGAAGCACCTGTGTTGTTAGTTCCACCTGCTCGCATACGAATACCAATTGAACTGCTTGTGCTGTGAACAAATCTTAATTCAACAATATAATTTTCATAAGTTGCATTAAAAATGTTATCTAAATTTTGAGAACTTACTCCACTAAAACTAGTCGTATTTAACAACACCAAACCAGTAGAAGCCTTAGTTGTAAAGTTAGTATCAACCTCACCTTTAGTGTAATAGTTAGAAAGGTTAGTCACCTCTGATGCTAACGGAACCCAATCGGTTCCAGAGTACACGTACGCTTGTTTAGCCATTTATGCTCCTAGTAATGTTTCTAGTTCGTCTTGTGTTAGACCAAGTTTTTTTAGTATGTTTTGTTTGGCTTCTTGTTTTTCTTTATACTTCGTTTCAAGTAGGCGTTGTGCTTCTAATGAGGCTTCTCTATCTGCAATAAAATCTGCTTTTGCTTGACCAGTTAATTCAATAACTTGGTCATCAATACCAATCCTTATTTTTTCTGTTGCCATTATTTCGCCAATCCATAAACGCTGACTGTTCCAGTCATATTTCCAGGTGGCAACAAAGTAAAACCTGTGTAGGAAGTTGTTACGCTGGTTGCGCCACTGTGACTATAAAATAATGAATTACTGTTGTTAAAAGCAGCAGTACTACTTTGGAAAGTCGTGAACTCTGTTTCAAAAGGATTGTGTAAATGCATTGTAAAAGAACATTGTCTAAAATTCTCTGCTTGAGAAATTTCCCAACTTGTGTTTGTGTTTGCGCCAGAACTGTCGTGATAACCTAAACGACCAACTGTATAAGCGAAACCATAATTTGCTGCCGAATTATCTGTACCAGATACTCTTAATCTCATAGTCATTGGAGAAGCAGTAATTGAAGTAAAACCACAAATAATTAAATAACTTTTATATGTTGCACTAAATACATCATTGATTGATTGACTGGCTACTCCACTAAAAGTAGTCGTATTCAACAACACCAAACCAGAACTTAAACTATTACGTAAATCAGAACCACTAGCCGTTTTAATAGCCATTACGCAATCTCCACTCCGAAGATGTTAAAAGATAAATCAGCAGAACTTGCATACACAGTAACAACATCTGAGGCATCTGCTGTGATACCAATAGTCCAAGTAACAGTATCTTTAGGACCAACAGTTGCATCATAAGCAACATAATGTTGATTTGCTATTGATGCACCATCAGGGCGAACAGCGATACGGTACGTTGCTGATGTTGTAGTGTTACGGTTACACACCGTGATAGTAGAAATAGTTGCTTGCTTTCCTGCACCAACAGTGTAAACATCAGTGTTGGTTGTTGCTGATGGTGCTGATTGACCTAGCACCTTATATGTAATTGCCATTAGTTTTCCTTATGCTCCCATCATCACGAACGGATGAATCGCTTCTGAATAAATATTTGTCTTTTGAACAAAATCGTTAGTATTTAAAATTGATGCTGTTGCATCAGAATCAACCCACAACTCACCAACAGCAGTCGCTGTAGGGGCTGAAGTTTGATAATAAGTTGCTGAACCAGCACTACCCCAAGAAGAAGCAGTACCGTTAGTTGTTAAAACTTTACCATTTTGACCTGTTTGACTTGGAACAAGTAAAGCAGTATCAGCAGTTGTAACAAGTGTTGCTGTATTTGGAATAGTTGTACCGTTAATAGATGTTGCAGTAGCAACACCAATGTTAGGTGTGGTTAAAGTTGGACTGGTTTGCATAACAAAAGTAGAACCAGTACCAGTTTGTGCAGCAACAGAAGTTGCTGAACCAACAGAAGTAATAGGACCAGTAAGATTACTTGGTGCAATAACTGCAGTATCAACATAGTTTTTAGTTGCAGCATCCTGTGCAGATGTTGGGTCACCCATACCAGTAATCTTGTTAGTACCCATAGCAAGGGCACCAGACATAGTATCACCAGTAACGTTAACATATGTTGAAGCCAAACTTACGTTACCTGTTTGACCATCAACAGAAGTAACAGCATCACTGGTTAACAGTTCTTGCCAGTTACCAAGAGTAGAAGCAGGAGATGCTGTAAGAATGAAAGACTTGCTAACATCTGTACGAATTGCAATCTCACCAACATCAGATGGTAAAGCAAGCATCGCTGCTTGTGAATTTACAACATAGGTTTCAGCGATAGCAACAGCAGGAAGTTGTGAAGTTGGAACCTTACCTGCAGAATCAAGTGAAGCAATACCATTATTGGCACCAACTTTACTATCAACATAATCTTTGTTAATAGCATCAGTGCTTGTTGTTGCTGTTGCAAGGTTAGTAATCTTTTGTGAGTTCATTGAGAATGAACCAGTAGGTGCAGCAAGGTCAGTTACTTTAGAAGTACGAACCTGTGTATCAAAATCTGAAACAGTTGCTGCTAGTTGTGTACCAGTGTGGTTAGCACGAGCCAAAGGGTCAGTTGCTAACTTACTGTTGGCAATTGAACCAGCCAACATTGTGTTAGTTACAGTACCAGTATCTGCAGCAGTAATTGCTGTACCAGCAATCTTAGTCTTATCAATTGCAGCAGAAGCATTAATGTCTGCGTTAACAATAACATTGTTAGCAATAATCTTAGTCTTATCAATTGCAGCAGAAGCATTAATGTCTGCGTTAACAATAACATTGTTAGCAATCTGTGTTGTTAAGTTAACGTTACCTGAACCATTAAAAGAAACAGCAGAAGCCTCAACATCACCAAGGATTTGAAAATCTCTAGCAGTAGCAAGAGTGGTAGCAGTAGAAGCATTACCAGTTACGTTACCTGTTAAAGCAGCAGTGATAGTTCCTGCACTGAAGTTACCTGAAGAATCACGAGAAACAATTGCTGAACCAGAGTTACTTGAAGTAGCAGTAGTAGCAGAGTTCTGAACCTTATTCGCTGTAGAAATAGTACCAAGTTTAGTATCAGCAATCGCAGCAGCAGAAGCAATGTTAGCGTTAGCAATATCACTAATAGTATTACTTGCAGCACTAATAGTTTTGTTAGTTAAAGTTTGGGTATTAGTTGTACCAACCACAGCACCAGTAGCACCGTGAGCAGCAGTAGCCTCAATGTGGGCTGCAGCATTACGCATATCCTCACCGATAGCCATATGGCGAACCTTGGCACCAGAAGTATGAGTCTTAGCAGTTGAACCATCATAACCACGAACAACAGTGAGAGTGTTAGAAGCAACAGCAGTTACCCTAACAATTTCTTCACTTGATGTTTCAGGGTCAAGAACAACAATGAAGTCATCAGTAGTGTTGATGGATGCTGCGTTGATACCACCGAGAAGATTAGTTGCGTTAACAACTGTAATACTTGTTGCAGATGTGGTTAAAGAACCAACAACTTCTGTTTCGAGTGAAACGCTAGAATATTTTCTGGACATTAATTTACCTTATATTGTGTAGTGGACGCGGACAGGATACTTACCGATTAACCTATTTGTTTCTTCTTGCAAACGTTGCTGATACAAAGCCAACAAATATCTTGCAGTATTTGTACCAGAACCAAAAGGACGAGTCTGGTCGTTTTGGTCTGCTTCAGGTGAAGTAAATGTTAAACGACCTGGGTCAATGAAAGAAGCCATACGATAGGCTGCACCGTAAATAATTAAATCACGACTTGTTTCTTCAAGACCTGTAACAGTTGTAAACACATCATTAGCATTTGATAATGGTGTAGGTGTTTTAGAGTAAACAACATTTATAGTACGACCAGGAACAATTGGTTCATAAATACTGATAGCGTTACTTGTTGCGTACTCACCTGTATTAGCAGTTGGGTCGTGTCTCCAACGTCTAATTGGCAACCATTCATTACTTGGTCCAATGGTATCCCAAGAAACTGCTAACACTGTTTCTGCTTCAACAGGTAATGAGTATGTTGTTACAGAAGGATTGAATGTAAAAGTTGTGGATGCTTTACCGTAAACATTTGGGTAAACTGCACGGATAGTGTCATTGATTGCACGTTTAACAGATAAACGTGGGAAACTTGGGGAGAATGTTACTTTAGCGTTAGCAGAATGTGATGCAGCAGTTGTGCCACGATAACCTCTACCAAATGGTGAGATAACAGCAGAACGGTCAGAACGGTCAACAGAGTCAATGTGAATAAGTTCATCATCAATTTCTATAATACCTTTACCAATGTTGTCACCACTGGCAAGAGAGATACTTAAATCATCTGAATCAATACCAGAAGTTAAATATGTGGTACGGTCTTGACGAAGGGTAAAACCTTCAAGGTTAATTAAAACCTCTTCAACCATATCGTTAAACGTTGTCATCCTGTTTTTGCATCCATTCCAAGTTATCTATTAATCTTTGTTCTTTAGGATTGTTTTGTATTGCCATCACTGCGTAATCAATTGCTTCTTTCTTTTTACCAAGATGCCATCCTGAGATGGCTAACAAATCAAAACATTTCCAATTCCAAACATCATCATTAATAAGATAATGTTTCTCTTTAGTAAGTGTCTCAACCTTAATTGCTGAGTCCCAACATCCCTGCCAGTTCTTAACATCATAATTAAATTGTGCTAAAGAATACCAAGCCTCAAGTTGGTCAGGTGCCTCTTTCACACCTTTAACAAACCAGTCCCTTGCCATCTCTTTATTCTTAAGATTTACAAACGCTTCACCAGCAGCCCTACAAGACGCTGCACGTTCTATATACCAGCCACCTGCTTTAAGCATCTCTTCAGCAGACTCAATAGTTTCTCTCCACTTATTGTGAAAGAAATACTCTCTGCAAAGATAAGCCCACATACGAGCATCATTAGGTGCTTCAGCAACAGCCATCTTCAACATAGGAAGATACTGTGCCCTAGACTTATCATCATCAGGTCTATGTGTAACAGTTAAATCAAGAGTAATACTTTTCTCTTCACCACCAAAAAAGTCACCATAATATTCTGTGACCTCGTGGCAAGGCTTAACCCAACGATAACCGTGTCTTGAATGAAAACGATTATTGTTCTGCCACTTGTATCCTGTTTCCCAAGTTAACCAAATACGGTTAACATCAGGAGTCCAGTTCTGTCTTACAACATCAAAGAATCCATCTTGCGGTATCTCATCCAAATCAAGGGAAAGACACATATCAACATCAGTAGGTAACAAAGCAAGAGCAGCATTACGCGCATCATCAAACCTGAACGGTTGAACACTGATTTGATGAACAATAACATTTGGTGCCCCTTGTAATATTTTAACAGTTCTATCTGTTGAACCAGTATCAGCAACTAGTCTAACATCAGCATCTTTGGTTGCTTCCAACCAACGCATAACGTGCTTCTCTTCATTTAAAGCAATTGCATATACTGCTATTTTCATATCGTCCCCAATATGTTTTATTTAGATTTTCTTGCTACAGCAGCATTATCTACTAGGTTTGGGTATTTTCTACCAGCAGCCTTAGCACGAGCCTTGGCACTTTTAATTTGTGCTGGAGTTAATTTCTTAGAAGTTTTCTTAGGGTTCTTTTTATCCCAAAATTGTTTCTTCACCACTTAACCTTATCCGCCCAATAGGCTGCGCTCATCTTACCCTTAGCAATATTCTTTGCGTGACGTGCTTTAAAAGATGCTTGACGTTTAGTAGGTTGTCTGTCCCCAGTAACACCTTGCTGACCAAAACGAATAGTCTTAACTTGTGAACCAACCTTAGCCACAACAACGTGTGATTTAGTTGGGTGGCTAGGGGTTCGTTTTGGTTTGTTATACCCAGAGACTCCAGCCCTTTTAAGGCGAGAATCTTTAATCATTATTTCTTCTTTCTTTTTCTGAAATCTCTTGTACCATAAATTGCAGCAGCAGCACCAACAGGACCAAACGGTGCTGAAAGAACACCAACAACTTTACCTGCAGTACGTGAAGTTTTACTACGGTCAGCCTTCATTTTTGCTGTAACAGTCTTTTTTTGTGCAGGAGTTAAATCAGCAAAACTTTGCCTATTAACAACTTTACCAGCAGCGTTACGTTTAACAACTTTTTTCTTCATTGTTGAAGTTACAGGACCAGACATAACTTTAGACCTCTTAGAACCCATAACACCACCAACAGGAATTGAACTTCCTCTTGTTGTTTTAGCACCAGCAGTAGCCTTTGCTAATCTCTTAGCACCATACATACGTTTGATTGCTTCTTGGTATTCTGGAGTACGGCGAGTCTTTGCAGCAGCAAGAGCCTTAGTCATACCCATCTTTTTAATTTCATCGATAGTTGATTGTTTAACTTTGATAGCCATAGTTACTTCTTAGGTTGCTTAGGTGTTGCTTTTTCAATGCTTGATGGCTTTGGTGCAATTGGCATACCCATTGGGTTATTGCCTTTAGCATTAGCCATAGCGTGTTCTAAGTTAGGATAGTTACATCCACAAGTTGCGCACATTATTTTTTACCCTTTTTCTTTTTCTTAGCCATACCTGCTTCGCTCATAGCGATAGCAATTGCTTGTTTCTTTGACTTAACTTTTTTACTAGACTTACCCATATTGAGTTCGCCCTTTTTGTATTCCTTCATAACTTTTTTAATCTTACCTGGATTTTTACGCACCGTATGCTACTCCTGTTTTGTTTGATATATCTATTGCCCTACGTATATCTTTAGTTTTGGTGCTATCAGGTTGAATACCCTGTGACCTAGCCTGACGATATAACGCAAGTTCATTGTCCCACTTCTTTGCAGACATTGTTAGTCTAGTGGATGCTTCACCAGGATTCAAGTCAACTGTTGAAGCCTTACAACCAAAACATCCTTCAACATATTCAGGATGTGTACGTTCTCTATGTAAACTCATTTTGTCCCTAAAACTTTTTCAATTCTATCAATGGCATCTTTAATAGATGTACCACCATTATTACTTAACTCACCATCTAGTCTGTTAAGTCTTTCCATTACACCTGGAACACGGTCTCTACCTGGACCACCAGGCTCGCCTTCCCAATCTCGGCGAAATCTTTCCAACCATTCCATCATAGAACGAATCCTTTTTGCCGATGGTGCAATCACAAAATATACAGAGGCAATCGCGCTTGCTGTTGCTCCTGCTATTAAAACGTTCTCTATCATCCTTCAAAGTTACTTTCAGTAATGCCGATGCCAGCGTTAATAAGTGCTGTCTTTTGTGCATTGGTAACATTGTGCTCGTGTCCTCCAGCATAATATTCTGTAGCAGAATCAACTTGGTCGGTAGAAGGAACTCTTATTTTATAATATGTGCCACTAATTTTTAATACACTAATTCCACGTTTATGTTTGTAACGATAGAATAGACCATACCCTGCTGGTCCTTCATCAACTGTTGGTGGAAAAAATGTTGGCAATTTGCTCTCCTAATAAGTAAAGCCCCCAGTTGCCCAGGGGCTTTAAATTTGATTTGAATCTAACTTATGAAGCGTTAATGCTTGAAGATGATTCAATTCTGTACAATGCTTCTTCACGATAACGTTTGAAGCCAAGTACACCGTACCAACCAATTGGGCGCAAGCGCATCAATTTGTCAGTTACGTTTCCGATAACTACGTGTGGTTCTTCAGCAACTGCTTCAGCAAGTGCTTGTTGACCAGCAAGAATTGTACGGAACACGCGTGCACTTGAACCACCATCGGTGGCGTTGTACATACGTGGTGATTCGATGAAGTATGCACCTTCAAATGTTCCAATTTCTCCTGCCCAAATTTCGGCATTTGATTGGTATTCGTGAGGCAATCTCCAAGAGGCTGAGCCTGTTTCTGCACGAAGGTCGTGTGAAACTTCTGGGTGGATTGCACACCAGTATAGGCTTCCTTTACGAGCAACTGCTTTACCTGCACGTAGTTTTGCAACTGCGAGACGGATATCGGCTGCTTTCAAGGTGTGTGCGCCAGTAACGTTTGTTGTTGCTGTTGCGCGAGTACCTGAAGCATTGCTTGCGTAGATTACGTTTGTTCCAGCGCGAAGTTCTGTTTGAACAATTTCGTCAATGGAATCTGCCATATTGAACGCAACGATGTTTGCAATCGCTGGGTCAACTTCAGCAAGTGACATTAATTGCAGTTTGCGTGTGGTCAACACTGCGTTACCGTATTCGTTAAGAACTACGGTTACAGCAGTTGGAGCACCAATCGCTACTGAATCTGGGTCAACTTGTTCTGACAAAGCAGTTGTTGCTTTGCTTAGGTCACTGTAGATTTGGAATACTACAGATGAGCCTGGCATTGATTGGCGTGCTGGACGTTTGTCTGCGACTGAACGTAGTAATGGTTGAGAGCGTAAAGCAAACTCAACTAAGCGGTCGTATGCTTTTTGTACGAGACCTGCACCATTGGATGGTGTAAAGGTACCTACGTTATCAGCACTTGAATATTGACCGCCACCAAGACCACCGTTAGTTGCAGCAGAACCACCAGAGAGCGCGGTATATGCATTAGGCATTTCGGTTATTTCCTTAGATAGTAGTTAGTTAGCCTAAATCTCTCCGCCTTGTTGGAAAATCATACTTGTGATTTCTTCAGCAGATTCTGCGTTTTGTAATCTCAAATATAAATCATCCAAGCCAGCAGGAGACTGGGCATTAGCAGTAACAGAATCGATTTGTCTGAGTGTAGCCAAATCTGGCTTCACATCATCGGGCGTCTGTACTGTTAAACCAAAGACATCAGCATTTTCTGCAATCCAGTTATCGATGATTTCTGGACTAGCCTCAATATCTTGAGGAATAAATTTTGCTATCTTTGGACTTACGCCCTTGCTTTCAAGAACTGATTTGATAACGTTTTGACGTTGTTCAGTCTTAATCGAAGATAGTTGTCCTTCCATTTCGGAAAGCATTTTAGATTTAGTTCTCAACTCCTTACGAAGTTGCTTTAATAAATCGCTATCTGATTGTTGACTTTGATTAATATCATCATCGTCATCTTCCCATTCTTGATATGTGTTGCTCATCGCAACGCTCCCATTCTATTTGTGTTAGTCGCAAGCCTCATAATAAATCGGGGAAAATACTATGGCTCTTGCTACCAGTCTTGTTACTCTCGTAGGGGCTGGTCTATCCTACTGAGGGTCTAAATTGCGCCTGCTGTTCGCTGCGCTAATGAAGCAGTTGAAACACCTGCTTGTCCACCGAATGTGGCTCTTTCTCTTTCTTGAAGTTTCTTACGGCGTTGTGATGCTAAACCAAAGAACGCTTCTTGTTCAAGTTCTTTAGCAAGACCAGGTGTTTGGTCACCGTAAATTTCTGAAAGTTTTGTTACAGTTGGTTGAACCTCTGCAATATTTGCGTAGGCTTCTCTTGAAAGATTACCAATCTGTTCAGTTGATAAACCACTTGTGCTTAATTGTTTCTCAAGTTGACTAATGTTTTCCTCAGCAACATTGATATTACTTAATGCTGCACCTGTACGAATATTTGCTTTACGAAGACTTGTTTCTAATTCGTTAATACCTTGAGGTCCCTTCATTAAAGCAAGGGCAATTTGTGAACGCTGTTTAGTTGGGTCACCAACACCATAAGCATTTAAGTAAGTACTTAACTGGGTTTTTAATTCATCTGGTGCTTTGTCAATTCTAGCAAACACATTATCAACACGAGCCTTAGCCTCATCAATTGAAACAGCCCCACCAATTAAAGAGTTGTATGTTTCCTGATTAGCAAGTTCACCAAGATTGTATTGGTTAAACAAATCACGGTAAGTTTGTTCAGCAGTAATGTATTGACCTGGTGTGTACACAGGTAACCCTAATGCTTTACGACCTTCGTTACCAGCGAAACGTGTTTTGTATGCTTGGGTTTCTGGTAACATAAGTGATGCTTCTTCAGCACCATACCCTTCTGTCATAAATCTTTTAATCTCAGGGATTAAAGTATCTAAACCGTTGTCTTTAAATTCTTTTTCAAGAATAGCAAAAGCACTACGGCGACCTTCTTCACGCATAGCATCAGCAGGGTCAGGTAAAGTTGCTCTACCGCCACCTTTAGTTTCACTTGTACCGTCACTATAAGAAATAGTTACGCTACCATCATCATTAGTAACTGTATTAATAACTGTTTTACTAATAGGTGCATTACCTGAAGGAGTTGGACCAGCAGCAGTAATACCTGGAACTTTAAAAGTTGTACCACTAAACAAAACAGTTGAACCTGCTTTTTGTCTAGCAGCCAAAGTTTTGTTAGCAGAAATTGCTTGGTTAATTTGTGCAGTAGTAACCTTTTGCCCAGTTGCAGCAGCCACTGCTTTAGCAATAGATGCAGCAGTGTCGCCCTTTTGAACTGTTACCCTACCAGTATTTTTATCTACCTTTGCCATTTATCTTAACCCAAAATCTTGAAGAATTTTATTTGCATAACCTGCAGCCTCTTCACGAGCATTGTTTGTGTATTCCCATTGTGGACTATTACGTAACATTTTATTAAAGTCAGTAAAGTTAGGAAGAGTTGTTAAAGCGTTTTGAACATACCTGTTATCAAGTTTAATTGTTTCAGGATTAACTTCTAAAACATTAGCCATTCTGTTAATGTATTGTGAAGCAATATCTTTAACAGTTAAACCTTGGTCAATAAACTGTGAAAGGTTTTGATACATTGCTTTAGCAGTGTTTTGAATTTTAGTTCTAACAGTTTCGATAGAAGTCTTATCTCTTAAACCATTAAGAGCATATTGACGTACCTCAGCATCAGATAACGAAACGTTATAATCAGCAGCAAGTCTACGAATATCACGAAGGTTAGCACCTATTGCACCACCAGCATTTTCAATACCTTTAGTGTCAATATATTTAGAAACAAAATCTAAAGCAAGTTCTTCACGGTCTTCATTTGTTACACCAGGTGTAACTATTTGTGTAGTAGTAGAACCTGTGCGAACAGTTTTTTGTTTAGCAACTTTAGTCTTTTCAAGTTTGTTTAATGCTTTATAGTATTGGTTAAAGTCTTTAGCATCAGCATCCATACCAACATAGTCACGCATAAGACTATTAAAATAATCGTAAGCATCTTCTCTGCTTGTAACAGATGGTTGGAGTAATGTGGTTGTTCCGTCACCTAAACCAAGCATATCTTGATTAAGATTTACCTCTTCAGTAAACCAAGTATCAAAAGGTTTCTTTCTATTTTCACCTAATGAATAACCATCAAGTATTTTATTCCAAGCAGAGTTAGCAGCAGTAGTATTTTTTGGATTATATCCTGGGTTAAATGCTTGAATGTATTGTAAGATTTGTCTTCTTGTATTTTGGTCTTGGCTTTTAGAATACAAATCATATGCTTGACCAACAGGATAAGATTTACCACCAATAACAATATTACCTGAGCCAGCAGTAGTTAAGCCACCAGAAGTGTTAGTGCGTGAACCACCTTGACCATATAACTCTTCCCAATTATTACCACTCAATGGGGGTTGAACAGGGGGTTGAACCATTATTTGTAAACTCCGAATCCATCTTGTTCAAGAAATCTGTCATACCAAAGTGCAAACTTAGGAGAATTACGTTTAGCATCTGCAACAAAATTGTCTACAGTTTCTCTTAATGCTGCGTTACTTGCTGATTCAATATCAGATGACTTACTGTTTTGTAGTTCATTACTTATATAATCCCTGAAATCCATATACTCAACAAGCCACTGAAATGCTGGTTCATTCTTAAACCAGTCACTATTAGTAAACTCTTCGTCTTCTAATATTGTGTCTATGCTACGTAAAGTGGCTTTATATTTATCAATCTTAAAGCCCTCTTTATAAGTATTGTACCAATCAGGGTTAACATCTTTTTGGTCTTCAACGAATTGTTTCTTTGCATCTTTAAGCCATCCTGCACCACGAGAGTTAACAGAAACAAATCCGTTCTTCTCAACTTCAGAATCAAGCCAAGACATAAAACTATTATATGTTGCCCAACCAGTTTTAACTTTAGCGTTAACTAAAGCAGTTTCAATAGGAATTTCATTACGGTATGCAACTTCACCTGTCATACCTGGAACTTCTTTTAATTGGAAAGCGTATGCTGATTGGTCAAACTGTGATTCAACACCCCAACTGTTTGTGATAAGTTGAGTAACAAAAGGATTCTTGTTAGGGTCACCAACAATCTTAGAAATTAGATTACGGTTTCTAACAGACTGGTCTGTTGCTGCCACACTTGCTTCAGCACCTGTTGTGTTCTCACGAAAACTTGTTACAACCATTTCAAAGTATTCAGGATACTTCTCATAGAATGTAGCATCTGCTTGTTCAAAACCAAATTTGTCTTGAAGTTTTCTGTATTCATTAAAGTAGAATTCAAACTCTTGACCGTATCCTGGTACAACACCAAAGGTCATATTAACACCAAAACGTAAAGCAAATAGCCAAGCATTTCTGCCAACTAATTCTTCAGGTGTAGGTTCTGTTGTTCTTAAACCTAATCTGTACTTTTGATTTTCAATTGCTGTAATCTTTTGCAATGATGAAAGGAATGATTTATCATCAACACCTCTTGCAAGTGATACTGCACGTTTAGCACCTGATGGTAAAGCCAAATCCCAAGAACCAAATTCTTTTGAAGGACCATTAGGTAAAATGTATTTATCAACAAGAACTCTTTTAATTGGTAAATCAATACCTGTTGTTCTTTGAACTTTAGCATCTAGGTAAGGCACTGCTCTTACAAGATTAGATATAGGCATTTGAATGATTGGACCGAACCCTGCAGAGTACCAAGGTTCACCTGAGAAAGGAATGTTTAATCTTGTTACAGGAAACTTGAATGAAGTTACTTCAGAGAATCCAGCGTACTTTCTCCAAGATTCTGGTATTTGAAAAGTTACTAATGGTTCCCCAGTTTCTGGGTCATTTTCAATAAGTTCTTTATTGTATGGGTCTTGCCATAACTGTGTTGGTCTAATAAAAGGTGTTGGGTTTTCTAATGCTAATTTACCCCATACACGGAAAGTATTTGTTGCTGCTTGAATAAATGGTGAAACAAATGCAACTGTTGCAGCAAAGTTAGAATATCTTTTAACTGTGTAAAGTACACGGTTAGTTTCTTTTAATGCTTCACGGTGTGCTGCTTTTTCAACTGCTGCTATTTCTATGTTACTTGGTGCAATACCTGTACGTTTTTGTTTAGCAACTAGTGCTTCGCCACCACGTTGAATAGCACTTTGATATACGTTTTCATAGAATGGATGACGTACAAGTGCATCTTCAGGCATTGAACCTAAGTATTTAAATGCTGTATTAATGAAATCATTGTAAACATCTTTGACATTTCTGTCTAAAGGTTTACCTACAATTTCACCATAAACAGGGGAAAGTTGGTCACCAAGTTGACCCATACGTGCTTCAAGTTCGTAGGCTGAAGGTATCTTTTCGTATGGTTTACTTGCAATATCAAACCTTACACTAACATCTGGAAAGTAACTTTGTATTTCATTCCATCTGTCAGCAATATAGTTATCAACATTGTATGGTGATTTTTTGTTTTCTAATGTTGGGTATTCAACTTTAGTGTTACGGAATTCTTTTTGTGCAAGTCTATCGTTAGATGTAAACCATTGTTTAATTTTGTTAAGTTCGCTTCTAACATATTTAGGTCCACGATTAATATCGATAAGTAACATTCTTCGTGTAACTTCTGCTTCACGTAATTGTCTAGCAGCAACATACATTGAAGCCCAATAGTTAGGGTCAGTTGGTTCTACCATACTCCAACCATAAGATTTGTATTGTGACCCTTGCATTAAAGGGTTACGTATTTCTTTGGTTTGGCGTTGCAATGAGGAAGATAGTTTCATTCCTATTGAACCGATAGCACCAGATTTAGAACCTCTGAACTGTAGATTATCTACAACAATGTTCTCTTGACCTTGACGTATCTTATTATACTTGCCACCACGTCCTTTGGTTGCAGTATCAACTTTTATTAGCATCTCTGCGTACAAGTTTTCTTGTTGATTTAAACTTGCAGACACATCATCTAGGTCTTCTTTGATTCTTTCTATTTTAGCCTGAGTAGTTTTCTTATCAGATGCTTTAATAGTTTTGCTACGAAGTTTGTTTTGTTCTTTTAATAGGTTATTTGATAAACTTTTGTATCTGTTTCTAATGATTTCAAGTTCATTCTTTTGCCATTTAACAATAGAATTCCAAGAACTTAACGTTGCTTTAGGGGCATTAATACCCATCTCTTGGGCAATGTTATACTTCTCAATACGGTTACTTACTATGCTGTGATATAGGTTATTGGTTAGGTTCTTTGAACCTTTGGCTAAAGCCATTCCAACTTCCATAATGTTTTTGTTGTATAACGCTGCGCGTAGTGTACCTTCAATAACGTTACGTTGTGGGTAGCCAAGACGTAACAATACTGCTGGTCTCCACACTGCATCAAAAGCAAAGTATGCTCTTTGCATAGCATCTTTAACACTATATGTGGCGTTATGCAGGAAACTTAAATCTTCTTTAGCAAATGTTTCGTAAAGTTTAATGTTTAACATTGGCATTGCGTCACCGATTTGTGAACTTAGTACAGGGTCTGTAATAATCCATTCACCATCATTGTAAGCAAAACCACGTTCACGGTAGTGATTTAGAACGTTTGCTCTTCTTTGGTCTATCTTCCATTTGATAACATCGCCCATAGTTTTAGGGGAAGGCACGCCTTCTTTTTTAGCCCAGTTAACTTCTGAGGGTGTTAGTTTTCTATTAAGACCATACTTTTTATTGATTGCTTTAACCATAGAGTTTTCTATTTGTATGGCAACAGCAATTCTATCTGCTTCTGTTTGAGCAGACATATATTTGTTAATCAGTGCTCTCTTTTGAAAAGCACCTTTATTGTTCTTAAGTGGTCCAACTTGGTCCATAAATGCTATTAGTTCTTCGGCTGAACCTGAAGAAGCAATACCTTTATGTTCTAACCAACCTGAAGGTTTCTGTAATCCAGACCAAGAAACCACTCTAACTGCGTGGTCTTGTAAAGATTTTTTAAATGTTTTAGTGGACCATTCTAGTCCATCAACCCTGTTAAGGTTACCTGTTTTAAGTCTTGATGTTTCGTTAAGGAATGCTTTTGCTTTAGCATCAGATATTCCTGCTCGTGCTTTCTCAACAACAGAGAAACGTGATGGCATAATTGCTCTATCACCTATAAATGGTGATTCAAGTGAGGCATCAACTACACGATTCATTATATTTCTTAGACCAGCACTGCGTACTTTTAGGTCTTCGATAATGTTTTCGTACTTGTTACCTAGTTCTTTATCTTTTAATAGCATCTCATTAACGTCACCATTGTAACGTAAGTCTGCTACATATTGTAAATCGTGTTTTAAAAGTTTAGGTGATTTGGCTTTATCAATCATATCACTGATTGAGGCTGCTTCTTTTTCAACAAATGCTAATGCTTTTTCATCCCCAAGCATTGCACGAAAAGCGTTCTCAGCAAGTGGTCTGGCTTTTACACCATAGTTTGCTTCGTTAATGTCACCAAATACTCCTGCAAGAAGTTCAGGGTTATTGGACATTTTAACAACAGGGTGTTTGTATAATCCTATAGCATCTGATTCTAAAGCGTAATCAATAAATGCTGATGCACCTTTAGTTGATGTTACTTTTTTAATACCTTCAATGTCACCTAATGGTGCTTTAGGGCTAACAAGTTTAGCCTTAGCAAGTATTCCTGCTTCTGCTCCTACAACAAAAGGGTCAGCGAACCAAGAAACACCGAAGTCCCCTAAACCTGTTGCCCATTTACCTATGATTTCTTCATCAAATGCTTTACGTCTTTGGTTTTCATCATAGATATCAAAGTCTTTACGTCCACCTGTAGGTACATTAGCACCTAATGTTTCTGCTATACCAAATAGTTTTCTTGGTATATTTAAAGGAGCAATGTCTGATGCACCAAATGCTGCTTGTGCTGGTGAAATTTTTTGTGCAGGTCCACGATATGTGGCTGCAATGTCTGATAGTTGGAATCCGTCTTTAAATTCTGGGTTGTCTTTGTCAGTTAACAGTAAACCTGTTGATATTCCTGCGCCAACTTTTTGTTGTATCTCACCCATTTTTTCAAGGGCTGCACGTCTACGTGTGTTTTCTGGTGCAATGTATTCAAGGGTTTCACCAACTAGGGCTTTTCCTTTTTCAACAACATTTTGGTCAACCCAATTAGCCCAGTCTGAAACTAAACTCATTCAGTTGATTCCTTTGTTAAAATATCTATAATGTTTTGATGGTCATCTACACTTAGTTCATCTATGTGTGCTAGTCCCCAAGCAAGACCTGCGTTATCAAAACCGAAAGCGTCAAGGTAGTTTGAAAAGTTTACTGCCCATTGTGATACTTGGTCGGACATTACAAACTCCGTAAGTATTTTACAAATGTGCTAAGTGTTGCTGGTGCGCCTTCTTGGTTTGCGGCAGTTTCAATGATTGGTAAATAGTTTGTTAATCTTTGTAAGTCTTGTTTACGTGGGCTTTCAGGTTGACCTGATGCAACGTTTAATCCAACTTCAGCAGGGCCAGGTCCTGCACCAAATGGCATTCCAACTTCTGGTGCTTCGTTTGGTCTTTCAGTTGGTGATAGTATTGATGTCATTTCTGGCATAGGTGTAAGTTTTGCTGACACTTTAGGTTTAACAGTTTTTGCTGCTTTACCTGCCATAGGTGCGCCTCTTTGTTGGTCTAATGTTGCTTGACCTTCACCATATTTTCCACCAGCATAATAGCGCATTGCTTGCTTTGAAGGATTCTGGTCTGTTCGTTTAGATTGACTACCAACACCTGATACAACTTCTTTAGCCATTTATTGTCCTAATTGTGAAAGTAGTTCTTGTAATCCTACTGGTGGTTGTCCTTGTTGAGGGGCCTCTGGGGCGGTTGCAGCAGGAGCAGGAGGGACGGCTTGCTCAACTGGCACCATTGGAGGAACCCCAGAGGCAACTTGTGGGGCAGGAGTTGGAACTGGTTCAGGTGTAGGAGCGAATACTTTTTGTACTGCTTCCTCTATTTGTGTACCTTTTTGGCGTTCCTTAATTACTTCTGCCATTTTCATTGCAATATCTGAAGGGTCTTGTCCTTGTGCTACCATTTGTGGTATTGCTTGCGCTAGTGAAGCCATTGAACTGTTTAAGTTATCGCGCATACGTTGAACATCAATTGATTGTTGTTCACCTGTTACGTTCATTGACCAAGGTAGTTCACGCATAACAAAGTCGCGTGATACTAAATCTGCACCTAGTGCTTGTAGTGAGAATATTAATGCACGGCTTGGGTCAAGTCCTGACATTAAACCGTAACGTACTTGTATTGCATAATCTCCACGTATGTCTTTACGTGGGTCGTATTCTAATTCGTATTTTGCACCGTTTGATACGGCATTAATTTTTTTAGAACCTGAGAAAAGTTTCTCATCCATTTTGAAACATAGTTCAATTATGTCTTCAAAGGTGTCTGACAGGATTTGTTGACCTGTTTTTACTTGGGTATCAAATGCACCAAGTAATGCTTGTACACCTTGACCTGTAATGATGGATGCGTCAATGTTTCCTGAACGTCCTTCAGGGTAACGTGCACCCATTCGCATTTCTTGTTGCAATAATGCTGCTTCAGTGAACGCAGCAGGTGGAACCTCTAAGCCTACACGGCGAATGTTCTGCGGCTGAGCAGTTCTAAGTATTGCATCAGGTCCAAAAGCGAACTCTTGGACATCATTTGGTACAGCAAGTGGTGCGTTGATGGATTTTTCTGCAGCGTCCATTGCAAGTTGTGCGAAACGTGCGCGTGCAATTTGTACCCATAGTACATCATCGAATTGTCCGCGTGGTTCGTTGTCAATTCCTGGGCGCATTGCTACACGTACCATCACTTGACCCATTGGGTTAGGTGTGCTGGTTAAAACTAGGTTACCTCTGGTAGGAAGATATAGAAGAATAATATCTTTATCTTCGTAACGGACCATTTCTATTTCAGAATAGAGGTCAACTTCTTCTATTTTGTATCCGTTGAGGATTTCTCTTTCAAATTCTGGGAATTCTACAATAAGTTCAGCAATTGTTTTAATGTATCTTTTAGTGAATGATACGACACGGTTGTATCTGTCAAACTCTGGGTATGAACCAAGAGGGTTTTCTACACGTATGCGTGGTAGGTTTAGTTCTGTGTCTGCTTCAACAACTATTGGTAGGAAACCGTAGGTTCCGTACCAGTCTGCACCTTGGTACATTTGTGTTTGTAAACGTGATACTTGTACATAGTTGTTTGCAATTAGTGTTTTTGTGTCAGCAAACTTTTTAGCACGGTCTGAGTTAATGGTTGCTGAGCAGTTAAATGAAGGTAGTGGTGCTAGTACTTCGGAAACGTCTCTTGCTGCTACGTCTACGAAGTTTGCAATCATAGCCTTGGTTGCACCTTCAGGGAACATTTCTGGAAACACGCTAACAAGGTTGCCCCTGCGTACTTCGAGAACGTCAGCCATTCGTGCATCACGGCTTTGGTTACGGCGTTTTAATGCCTCAACCTTGGCAGCAATTTTTGTTATGTTAATTGACACTACTTACCTCTAAATCTTTTTTGATTTCTTTTGTATTCAAGATTAAGGACATCTTTATTAGGACCGTATTTACTTTTACCTTGTTCAGCCCTAGCAAGACTTTCTTTAATTGTTGAAGTATTTCTCATTACTTTTTTTTTGATGGATTATACTTCTCTGGAAACTTTCTTCTTAAGGCTGAAGTTCTGCCAATGTTTCTTTCTAATTGTGATGTTGGTTGACTTGCACGAGTTGTTCTGGCAGGTGGTTTAGAAGTACTTAAAGCCTTACCCATTTTATTGAGGGTTTGGTCAAGTTTCATTTTTCTTGCAGGCACAAGTTTACGAGCAGCAGCAACTCCGCCTTTGCGTGCTAATCCTGCGCCACCAACCATTGAAGCAACTTGTGCTGTTGTTTTACCAAGAGTTTTTGCTTGCTTGGCAATGTATGATTTCTTTTGTGCAGGGCTCATTGCTTTAAATTTTTTAGTTTGAGCAGCAGATGCTTTTTGTACATCGGCAGCACCACCTTTACGAGCATATGCTCTTGAGGTACCCATTGATTTCTTTTTGTTGTCTTTTGGCATTATTGCTCCTTAGTGGTAAAACATTTCTGATTGTTGTTCAGCAAACGCTTCATCAAGGTCAACAATGAATCTGTTTGCTAATTGTTTTCTACTAGCCCAACGTGAGGTCATATAGTTTGTGGTGGAACCTGAACGTTCAACCCATTCTCTGATAACAATCTCGCAGAACCATAAAGCCATAACCATATCAAATGGTTGCCCTTTTCTCATATCTGGTTTCCAGACAATGAGTTGGTTAATTAAAGCCTTAACACCTTCACTATTGGTAGTGGAAGGTAAATTTATGAGGTTGGAGTTCCTAACGAACTTTTCTTCGTTAGTTGTTCCAAACAACGGAGCCATCGATGCAATGCCAAAATTGACGTCCCATTTGTTGTTACCAGTGAAGTGTTCTTCGTTAGTTGTTCCAAACAACGGAGCCATCGATGCAATGCCAAAATTGACGTCCCATTTGTTGTTACCAGTGAAGTGCTCACGAAATACGATTCCACGAGAAGCAAGAAAATCACGTATCGCTTCGTCTTTCGTAAGGAATAACTGAAACGCATTCTTCTCCACAACTACAACGTTTGGTTGATATTTTAAAACCCAGTCTTCAATTAGTCGCCTAATTTTTTCTGGTGTTGGTTCGGTCATATTCATTGCATCAAGAACGTATCGTTGTTTTGTTTCAACATCCACAGCAACAACGGTTGCTGCTGTTGCACCAGACATTGCAGGGTCAATGCCCATAACAATACGAAACGTTCCATCATCAGGATGCCCAGGGGAACCTAAACGTATAGGCCCAACTTTACGCATACCATTTATAGAACTTTGAACACAAAGAGGTGGGAATATGGAATCTTCTTCAACATCTTGTTGTTGGTATACCATAGCCCAAGTAGTAGGCGTGACTTCTGAGCGGCGTTGGTGAAGTGCAAGACCATCCCACTTTGGATAGAGTCCATCAGAATCAGGTGTGGTGTCTTCGTCACCGTCCCAAGGACGGTCACTTCTGGACCAGAGCGTCACCCAGTCGTCACATTTGTCCGCAATTTCCAAAACTGCTGGCATAGCCAAATAGGTGAAAGGGGTTTTGCCCCCAGACCAATGTTCTGGATTGCGAAGTTCTCGATACAAATCGTTTGATGCAATACGTGTTCCTACAATAAGTAGTTTACCGTTTTTACCAAGACGAGTAATAACTTCTTGTTGCAACCATTTGATTTGTTTTTCGTGCTCGTGCGCGTTGGCACCAGTAATACAATCATCAAGAATAATTAAATCGGCGCGTGCACCGTAAATTTGTCCACCCATACCAAGGGCTTGAATCGTTGGGTCCTTCTCAGAAGAATCCCTAGCCTCAGCACCAAGGTACACTGTGTCAGTGCGCCAAGTATCAGCATCTTCCTGCCAGCCACCCTCAGGACCATACATTGCCTGCAGTTTCTGCCAACGAGGATGAGACAAACGCTGTTTGATAGCGTACACAAATTCGCGTGCTTTATACAAAGTCTTAGACACAATAATAATACGAACGTTAGGATTAAGCGCAATCCTATAAGTTGAGTAGTTGATAGTCACAGTGGTGGACTTGGCGTGCTCAGGGGGAATATTAATCAAAACCCTATTACGAGACGCAGGTTCATACACCATAGAAGGATGCAACCAAGCAGGCTCACCCTTTTCCAGAAGACTAATAAAATTTTCTTGGTGGGGAAAAACCTTCATATCCAAATACTGCTCAGAAAACTCTTTAAACGTTATACCAAACTTCTCAGAAGACTTCTGCCCAGCCCTAACCTCATCCCTAGAGATACGAGCATCATCCAAAAGTTCGCGAAATTTTTTATCAGTCTTAGTCCAATACTTCACCGTGTCAGGCTTAACCCCAGCCACCCTAGAAGCATCAGCCACCGTCATACCAGACCCCAAAGCCTTAAGGAAATCATCCTTCCTTTGGGCACTCAGTTCCCTAGTATGGTGCGCATCCCCAGCCCTAGCCGACATATTATAAACCACCAATATTATATAATATAAGGAAATCGCAACAAGCGATTTCCATTAAACACTACCCCTTTCGCCACAAGCGTCAGGGCGAAAGCAATATAATAAAAACCCTTACACTATATCTAACCTGTTACCAAGCAAAAAGGTAACACATAAAACCCAAAAAAGTCTATTGTCCCAGGTCAGACAGGGTCCAAACAACCACCAAAAGTTACAGAACAGAGGAACAGGGCAGTGGTATTTATTGTATTTAACACTCTGGGGTCTGTTTATTTACCTACTAGGACTAGGCATTAGGTATTAATTAATCAAACAACTACAACTAACTAAGTAGTAACTGTTGTC